TTTACAAAGTTGCTAAAACTGGTTCTGCTAGCACGGCTACAGCCGGCACGTTTGACCTTGACGTTGATTCAAACGGTCGTTGGAGCGTTGAGCGTTTCAAAGGTCTGTTGTTCAACATCGAACGTGATGCCAACGTAATCGCACAAGACACACGTCGCGGTAAAGGTAACTTCATCATCTGTTCTTCAGATGTTGCTAGTGCCCTTGCAATGGCTGGTGTTCTTGATTACGCCCCTGCTCTTGACACAAACCTGAATGTTGATGACACAGGCAACACATTTGCTGGCACATTGAATGGTCGCTACAAAGTATATGTAGATCCATACAGTGCTAACACTGGCGCCGCAAGTCAGTTCTACGTTGTAGGTTATAAAGGTTCATCTGCATATGACGCTGGTCTGTTCTACTGCCCATACGTCCCACTGCAAATGGTCCGCGCTCTTGACCCAAGCACCTTCCAGCCAAAAATCGGCTTTAAGACACGCTACGGCATGATCGCTAACCCATACGTTACACAGTCTGACGGCACAACAGATGCTGACACATTTACAGCAGACCGTAACCAGTATTACAGAAGCGTTAAAGTTACTAACCTGATGTAAGCTAAAATAATAAGACCGTGTTAAGCGGCACTTATTGAGGAGGCCCTGGAACTTATGTTCCGGGGTTTTCTTTTCGTTATAAATATAATGTAAGGAGAAACAATGGCTTATAATCCTATTACTAGTGTTCAAGAAGCAGGACAAAACGATCCGGGTAATCCACAGGAACTTGACTTCCTGAGACCCAATGGTTTTAGATTTCAAGTGCATAATATTCCTAATGTTTCCTTCTTCTGTCAGGCAGCTAACTTACCACAAGTTTCATTGGGTAGTCCACAGGTGGAAACACCTTTGTCCACACTTGTTTTTCCAGGCGAAAAATTACAGTTTGGTGAACTTGTTATACGATTCCTTGTTCAAGAGGACATGGCAAACTACAATGAACTATATAATTGGTTACTAGGATTGGGCTCACCTGAACAACACAAACAATTTACTGACTTTATTCAAAGTCAAAACTATCGCTTTCCTAATGGCAGAGGCAAAGAATCAGCACAATTTAGTGATGCAGATTTATTTGTCCTTGATTCTAATAATAATCCTAATCTGAGAATTTCATTTACAGATGTCTTTCCTATCAGTCTTGAAGGCTTAGATTTTGATATTAGTTCTGGCGACCAAAACTATTTTGTTGGCGTTGCCGCATTTAGATACAGATTGTTTAAAATCGAAACGGTCACCTAACATATAGACTTCTATACCGTTTCGTGCTAACTTACTTATAAATAACACCTTGTAGGTATATTATGATTACATTGAAAGAACTACAGGATATGTGGGCTGAGGACAGTAAGATTGATGAACTCAATCTCGGTTCTGAAAGCACACGAATCCCAGAATTACACTCTAAATATCTTAATCACATGTCTAATGTTCGCTTACAATTGCGTAAGTCTGAGGCAGCTTTACTAAAACTGCGCCGTGTTAAAATGCAATACTATCGTGGTGAACTTAGTAAACAAGAGCTTGATGCTTTAAGTTGGGAACAGTATCTTGGTCCTAAACCATTGAAACAAGATATGAACGATATGTTAGATGCAGATGATGATGTCATTGAGCAAACAAATAAAGTAGAATATATTAGAACAGTGGCAGACTTCTTAGAGCGTGTTATGCGTTATCTAAATAGTCGCACATGGGATATTAAGAACAGTATTGAATGGACTAAATTTACAAACGGTCTTATGTAATGATTACAGTAACCAAAAAGAATGAAGCAAGTCTTAATGTAGAGTGTGACGTAAGTGTTGCACAAGAAATTAACGACTTCTTTACATTTGAGGTTCCAGGCGCAAAATTTATGCCTGCATATCGTTCTCGTATGTGGGATGGTAAAGCAAGACTGTTTAACATATATGCAAAAGAATTGCCTGTGGGGCTTCTAAGTTATCTTGAGGAATTTGCTGGACAACTAGAATACAAAATTAATGTTGATGTTGAAGATGTTGGTGACCCTGTTTCAACTGAATATGTTAAAAAATTTGCAGAGTCTTTGAAGTTACATAGTGGCGGCAAGCCTATTGAAATACGAGATTATCAGATTGAGGCGGTTGCTGAAAGTATTAGAACAGGTAGAGCATTATTGTTATCACCTACAGCAAGTGGTAAATCTCTCATTCTTTATGTTCTTATACGTTACTTACAAGCAAGAAATAAAAAACAATTACTTATTGTCCCTACAACGTCTCTTGTAGAACAAATGTATAGTGACTTCCAAGACTATGCTAGTGAGGATGAATGGATGGTCAGTGAAAACTGTCATCGTATCTATGGCGGCAAAGAAAAGTCTAATGAATTTCCTATTACGATTTCAACGTGGCAGTCTATTTACAAGTTTCCTAAAAAATGGTATGAAAAGTTTGATGCCGTATATGGTGACGAGGCACATTTATTTAAGGCAAAGTCATTGACAGGTATTATGAATAAATGTTTAAATGCACAATACCGCATAGGGACTACAGGAACATTGGACGGAACAAAGACACACAAACTTGTTCTTGAAGGATGCTTTGGTCGTGTTTACAAAGTTACAACAACAAAAACACTTATTGATAAAGGCTCACTTGCTAATCTAAATGTCACATGTCTTATGTTAGAATACTCAGATGAGGATCGTAAAGCAGTAAAGGATATGACATATCAAGAAGAAATGGACTTTCTTGTAGCACATCCTAAAAGAAATTCTATCCTAACTAACCTAACGGCCTCACAAAAGGGAAATACTTTGGTCCTTTTTCAATTTGTCGACAAACACGGTCGTCATTTATTTGACAGAGTAAAACAGAAGGTCGATGACCCTCGCCCAGTGTATTTTGTTTATGGTGGAACTGAAACTGACCAACGTGAAAAAATTAGAGAACTTACTGAAAAGGCAAACGATGCAATTATCATTGCCTCATATGGCACGTTCTCAACAGGCATAAATATAAAGAACTTACATAATGTTGTTTTCGCATCGCCATCCAAAAGTAGAATTAGAAATCTACAGTCAATTGGCAGAGGCTTGAGATTAGGTGATAATAAAACTTCTTGTAATTTGTATGATGTTGGTGATGATCTATCTTGGAAGTCCAAGAAGAACTACACATTGAATCATATGATTGAACGTGTTAAGTTATACAATGAAGAAGGTTTTAAATATAAACTAGTAAGGTTACCAACTAATGGACAATCAAGTAAAAGTAATTAAGTTTGAGAATGGTGAAACTGTGGTTGCAACTATGGAAGAAGATTTTACAGAAAATAGTTTTGTTCGTATATTATATCCTATCGAAATTATTTCTGAGGCTCACCTTAAGGGAGAGCAAGTAGTTGAAAAATATTCTATGAAACCTTGGATTAGCATCTCAGACGAGACACTGATGTCTATCAACTCGCGCCGCATCACAACGGTGGTTGACTTGAAAGAAGAATTTGTCGAGGGTTATGAAAGAATGGTAAATGTTCTGTTTTTTGAAACAGAAGTGGAACAACAATCAATTGAAGAAGAGCTGGAAACACTATTACAGTATGCAGAAGCACAAAAGGATAATAAGATTTCCTAAACGCCACAGAGCGATTATACACACAGAATTACGAAGAAGTCAAGCACTAAATTATGATGGAGGACCAATATGCCTAAAAAACGTGAGAAGGGAGCTCACTATATTGACAACAAAGAGTTCCTTAAAGCTATAACTGAATACCGAGAGAGACGTCTTGCCGCGGAAGCGGCGGGCGAGGAAAAACCTCGGGTGACAAATTACTTGGGAGAATGTATGGTTAAAATTGCAAACCATCTTGCCTACAAGTCTAATTTTGTCAATTACACCTTCCGTGATGAAATGATTCTAGACGGAATCGAAAATTGTATTACATATATTGATAATTTTGATCCTGAAAAGTCTAAGAATCCATTTGCATATTTTACACAAATTACATACTATGCTTTCTTGCGCCGTATTCAAAAGGAAAAGAAACAATTGGATACAAAATATAAGTATATTCAAAGCATTGATATGCAAGAGCTGTTGTCACACGGAGCAGATGGTGATCCTGGAACGTCAGAATTTTTGGACTATATGCGTAAACAAGTTGATGAAGCTAATTCGTTAAACGAAAAACATGCTGACCAAAAGTTAGCAAAACGCCGTCCTAAATATTTGGATGATAAAGAAGCAATTGAGTATGCAAAAGAAAACATTGATGCTCTCAAAGAATTGGACAATTAATCACTTGACTTTTGTAATTGTTTAGTGTATAAAGTTTATTATGAATATAAAGTATTCCGAAATATTTTTTAGCTTCCAAGGTGAAGCCGAGCTCGCAGGTAAACCTTCTGTGTGGTTACGCTTCTTTGGTTGTAATCTTGAATGTAATGGCTTTGGTCAAACAAACCCTGCTGATGAAAACACATGGGAGCTCCCATATCAAGATGTAGATCCTGACAGTATTTCAAATGTTGAAGAACTCCCTGTGTTTGATAAAGGCTGT